TGGCCTGCGTGAAGTTGATTTCGGAGGACATGGGCTCGCTCGGGTTCTTCCTTTACCGGCGCTCACTGGACGGCAAATCGACCGAGGAGGCCACCGACCACCCCGTCTATTCGATGCTCTCCGGCCTGACCAGCCCCGAGACAAGCTCCGGGGAGTTCATTGAGGCCTTGACCGCGCACGCCCTTCTGATGGGCAACGGATACGCGCTGATCGACCGCAACCCGCGCACCGGAGAGCCGATGTGGATGTACCCGCTCATGCCGCAGAACGTGCGGCACGACCGGGATTCGAACAAGCGGCTGGTGTATATCGTCCGGCAGGAGAACGGCCCGGAGAAGACTTACGCCCTAAGCGACATTTTCCATTTGCGCGGGTTCACGCTCGACGGGACGAAGGGCGAGAATATTCTGAACCGCGTACGGCACGTGATTGGCTTGGCGTCCGCCGGGCAGCAATACGCCGGGGCCTTCTTCGCGAATGACGCGAGCCCCGGAATCATTCTCTCGCGCCCGACCGGGGCCGGTAAGCCGCTCGGCAAAGAGACAGTGGAGGCCATCAAGGCCGCGTGGGTGAAGTGGCATCAAGGCCTTCGGCGAGTGCATGAGCCGGCGGTTCTTCAAGACGGCATCACCGCCACGCGCCTCGACCCCGATCACCAGAAGTTGCAACTTATCGAGCAGCGCACCTTCCAGGTGGTCGAGGTCTGCCGCGTCTTCCGAATGCCGCCGCACAAGATCGCGGAATTGACGCGCTCGACCAACAACAACATCGAGTACCAGGGGATCGAATACGTCACCAACACGCTCTTTCCGTGGCGCCGCCGCTGGCGTGACGCGGTGCATCGCTGTTTGTTCACGCGGGAGGAGCAACTGGAAGGGCGGCTCTACGCGGACCACAACGTCGAGGAGTTGCTTCGTGGCGACTTCAGATCACAAACCGAAGGGTTCCGCTCGATGCTCGAAAAGGGCGTCTACACGATCAACGAAGTTAGGCGCTGGCTGAACCTCAACCCCGTTTCCGGCGGAGACGAAAACCGCGTCCAACTCAATACCGTCGCCATTTCCGAGGCGGCGCGGCAACTCATTGACGCCATCGAAAAGGCCAAGGCTTGTCCGGAACTCGCCTGACGCCGTGAAGGAGACCACAATGCGCGAAACCAAAACTCTTCGATTCGACCTGAAGGCGCTTCAGGAGGACGGGACCTTTGAGGGGCGGCTCTCGGTCTACAACGTGGTGGACCAGGGCAAGGACCTCGTCGTGCCGGGGGCATTCACCAAGACGATCAAGGACCACGATGGCAAGGTCCCGATGCTCTGGCAGCACAAGTACGACTCGCCCATCGGGAGCCTCTACCTCGAAGACCGGGAGGACGCGCTGTGGGTCAAGGGCGTGCTGCTTCTGGAGGACGCCATACCGGACGCCCGCCGCGCCTACGCGCTGCTCAAGGCTGGGATCATCCGTGGCTTGAGCATCGGCTACGACGTGATCACCAAGGAAATCAAGGGCGGGGTGCGTCACCTCAAGGAGTTGAAGCTCTACGAGGGCAGCGTCGTCACGTTCCCGATGAACGAGATGGCCACGATTCAATCCGTCAAGTCCGACTTCGCCACCGAGTTCGAACGCTGGCAGACATGGGACGCCCGGAGCATCGCCGTATCGGCTCTGTCGGCCTCGCTCGACAGCATTCTCTGGGATGACGCGATGGAAGCCGCCGAGAAGATCGCGAAGTCGGATGAGAGCATCACACAGTTTCACGAGAAGTATCTGGAGATTCTGCCGCAACTCTTGGACCTGCTCGGCATGAAGGAACAACTCCTCGCCGAAGCGAAGGCTGGCCGCGCCATCAGCGCCGCCACGCGGGGCAAGATCGAAGCGGCAATCAAGGTTCTGCAAGCACTTCTGGATGAGGCCGGAAGCACCTCGGGAGAGGCCGCCACCACCCCGCAAGAAGCCGCTGAAGCGCCCAGTGAGCCGGAGGCCGACGCCCACCACTTGCTGGTGATGAAGTCCCTGGCCGACATGCAAGCCGCGTTCAGGGCAGCGGCGTAACAGCCGTAACTCACCACAGGAGAAAGTACATGGAAATCCAAGAGGTAGTCACCCAAATGGAGGGCGTCAAGGCGTCGATGCTTGAGGCGCTCAACAAACAGCGCGCGGACTGGACCGCCCGCTACGAGGAGCTGAAGGCGTCGGGGGCGAAGAGCGAAGAGTTCGCCACGGAGTTCAAGGCGCACCAGCGGCGGCTCGATGAGGTTGAGGCGATTCTGCGGCGGCCCAACGGCACGTTTGGCGAAGTCCCGCCCGTAGCCAAGAGCCTCGGGCAACTGCTCGTTGAATCCGAGCAGATGAAGGCATTCGCCAGTAGTTGGCACAAGGGGACCGCCGGGCTGAACTTCGAGAAGCCCATCTTCGAGCGGAACATCAAGACCCTGATCGACTCCACGGCTGTCGGCTCCAGCATCCCCGGCATTCTGGTTCCCGAGCGTGTGGGCGGGATCGTCAAGCCGCCCCAGCGGCGGCTGAGAGTGCGCGACCTGATCCCGTTCACGACCACGGGCAACAACGCGGTGGAGTTCATCAAGGAGACGCTGTTCACCAACGCTGCTTCGGTTGTGGAGGAGGGCGCCGAGAAGCCCGAATCCTCGCTGACGTTCGAGATTGAGCACGCCGACGTGCAGACCATCGCCCACTGGATTCCGGCGACGCGCCAGATCCTGGACGACTTCGCGCAGCTTCAGGCGTACATCGATACCCGCCTGCTCGATGGGCTGGCCGATACCGAGGACAGTCAACTGCTCAGCGGTTCCGGCGTCGGGCATAACCTGAACGGCATCTACACCCAGGCGACCTCGGTAGTCGGAACCTACGCGCAGGCTGGCGACACGTACATCGACCAGATCGCGCGAGCACTGACCGAAATGGGCGATGACCACTACTGGGCCGATGGCATCGTTCTGAACCCGGCGGACTGGATGACCATCCTCACCATCAAGACCGAGGACGGCGGAGCGAACACCGGAGGCTACCTGATGGGCGGCCCCGGCTCCCTGGGCACCCCTACGCTGTGGGGTAAGCCCGTGGTGCAGACCGACGCGATGGAAAAGGGGAAGTTCCTGGTTGGCCAGTTCACCGGCAGCGTTTTCGGATTCGACCGAATGCGCGCACAGATCGCGGTCAGCACGGACCACGACGACTACTTCATCAAGAACAAGGTCGCCATCCGCGCGGAAGAGCGGATCACCGTGGCCGTGTTCCGGCCGGCGGCTTTCCGCAAGGGGACCTTCTCCTAGAGAGCACCCCCCAACACTAGCGGGGCAGGCTTCCTCCGCCCGCCCCGCATTCTTCAGGAAAACTGATGCAACATGCAGTCCTAATGCGCTACACCCGCCATCTCCATGATGACGTTGGGATACCCCCCGAGCCGCGCGCCGTTCAGCCCGGCGAAGTTCACACAGTCCTCAGCAATCACGCCGCGTGGCTTGAAGAGCGCGGGTTTGCCGAGCGGGTCACGCCGCCAGCGGTAGACATAGCAGCAATAGAAGATCCCGTACTCCAGAGTTTCGTTCGGGAGTTGGAGAGCCGAACCTTTGATTCTTCGGAAATCTCGCAGTGTTTCAGAACTCCAATATCTGCGGTTTCCGAGATGGAGACGGCGATGCGACCTGAGCACGCGAACAAGATGGTTGTGCCCGCGAAGAAGAAGCGCGGGCGTCCCGTGGGCTCAAAGAACAGACCCAAGAGCTAACCATGTTCGAACCCTTGGTAATCGTTCCGCCGATCAAAGATCCGGTCAGCTTGACCGAGGCAAAGGCCCAATGCCGGATTGACGGGTCGACGGAGGACGCGCTGCTCGGCATCTTCATCGCCGCCGCGCGTGATTACGTGGAATGGCGAACAAGCCGGACCATCCATGACACCACGTTGGAGTACGTTCTGGACGGTTGGCCGGGAACGGACCGAATCGCGCTGCCGCGAGCTACGCCGCTCATCGAGATCGTCAGCGTGAAATACAAGGACTCGGCGGAGAACGAAACAACCTGGAGCCCCACGGAATATCTGGCGAACACGGACGCCGTTCCGGGCGAGTTGGCGCTGGCCTACGGCAAATCGTGGCCCTCGTTCACGCCGTCCCCCGTGTCCCCGATACGCATTCGATACCGGGCAGGCAAGGCGACTGGATCGCCGGAGGTAGAAGCCGCCGACGCGATCAAGTACGCCGTGCTGCTGCTCGTTGGCGGCATGTACGAAAACCGCGAATCCGAGAACATCGCGGATCGGGGCGTGCTTTCGAAGCTGGCGGCGGACTACGGCGTCGAAGCGTTTCTGGCGAGGCTGATTGCTGACTATGCTTTCTGACCCGCTCGTGAGCGCGGTGATGCCGTGCCGTGGCCGAGTCGATTTGACGCGGCAAGCCCTCGACTGCTATTTGGCGCAGACGTGGCGGAACAAAGAACTAGTAATCGTGGATGACGCTGAGCGCCCGGCTTTCCCAAACGGAGACCCGCATGTTCCGGGGGTCTTCTACTGGCGCGAACGCGGGCACAAGCCCATCGGCGCGAAACGCAACCTCGCCAACGCACGGACCCACGGAACGATCATCTGCCACTGGGATAGCGACGACTACAGCGCGCCGGGGCGGATTGAGGACCAGGTTAAGCGGCTACTGGAATCCGGGTGCGTCCTTACCGGCTACCACTCCATGATTTTCATAGACCAGGCGGCGCGTAAGGCGTGGCGGTATCACGGCGATACGTACCATGCCCTCGGCTCCTCGCTTTGCTACCTCAAGGACTTCTGGGCGGCCAACCCGTTCGCGCCTGATACGCGGATTGGGGAAGACAGCGCGCTAGTCCGGCGCGCTCGCGGAAAGATGATCTCGACGCACGCCGGAAGCTTGATGTTTGCGCGGAACCACTCGGACAACACCGAAACACGGCAGATGATCGACCGTCGCCGCTGGGAAGCCCTGGCCTGGCCGCAAACTCTCCAATGATCCCGCGCATAATTCACCAAATCTGGGTCGGGCCGCACCCTCGCCCCTCCAGACTGATGCAGACGTGGAAGGACAAGCACCCGAGCTACACGTTCATGAGTTGGGACAACGAGACCGTTCCGACGCTTGACGGTGGCATCGAGCGGCTGATTGCCCAAATGTGGGGAGCGGGCCGGTGGCACGGAGTCTCTGATCTTGTTCGCTACGAAGTGCTCTACCGCTACGGCGGCTTTGTAGCTCCGGCTGATTCCGAGTGCCTACAGCCAATCGATGATCTGCTCGAACTGGAAGCCTTCGCGTGCTACGAAAGCGAGGACTGGCGGCCAGGGCTCATTTCCCCTCACTTGGGGGCCGCGCCGGGAGACGCCCTAATCGGGGCCATTCTGGACAGGCTGAGGGGGATGGATACGGTGCTCCACGATGATCCGTGGAAGGTCACCGGAAACGCGCTGCTGACTCAGATGGTGGCCGAACTGGGCTACAGCAGAATCAAGATCCTGCCCTCGTACTCATTCATCCCCGAGCACTACGAAGGTTCGCGCTACACGGGGCCGGGCAAGGTCTACGCCCGCCACTTCTGGTCAACGACCAAGGGGATAGCGGACCGGCTGGATCAGGTCCTGGGGGCCGCATAGTGCAGGTGCTCCTGGTCAACCCCCGCTCCGGGTTCCTTCAAGATCCAGCCTTCGCCCCACCCCTGGGCTTGCTCTATCTGGGGGCGGCGCTGGAGGCGAAAGGCTTCGACGTGAGCGTATCGGATTTGAACATTCCGGGCGCGGGCATAGAGGGGCGCGACCCCCGGCTCATCGGCGTGTCTTGCGTCACCGCCAACTTCGCGGCGGCGCGGGACGTGATCGCCGACTGCCGCCGGGCGTATCCGGGCGTCCCGGTGGTTGTCGGCGGCCCGCACTTGTCGGTTAAGCCGTGGGACGCCGGGCGTCTCGGAGCCGACTGGAGCGGCGACGGGGATTGTGAGGAGAAGATCGGATATTTAGCTTCGACTATCAAAGGCGGGTTTAGGGTTGCAGCGGGCAGACTGCCGGGCTGGGGAGAGGTTGGTGTTGATCGCTATCCGTTTCCAGCGCGTCACATGGTTCCGGTTCGAGAGTATTCATGCACGCTTGACGGCGCTCCGGCCACGTCAATCGTAGGACAACGCGGCTGCCCCTTCGCATGTAGCTTCTGCTCGCGGTGGAATGGTACGCGAAACGTTAGGGCACGATCAATCGAAAACGTCATCGAGGAAATTCGGCAGATCAAGGCGCTTGGCTTCAACTCCATAGTCTTCCACGATGACGAGATAAACTTGCTCAGCGCGCGACTCATGGAATTGTGCCGCCAATTGGAGCCGGAACAAATCCGCTTTAAGGCGAATGCGCGCGCGGACTTGTTCACCGAGTCTCAAGCGGCGGCGCTCGCGGCGGCTGGCTGCTCCTGGCTGTGCTTCGGCGTCGAATCGGGCAATGCGGAAATCCTCAAGGCCGCGAACAAGGGGACTACGCCCGAGATTAACGCGCGGGCCCGGCGGATCTGCCGGGACGCGGGCATAAAGTTCAAGGCGTTTGTCATTGTGGGGCTGCCCGGCGAGACCCGCAAGACGGTAGAGGACACCCGAAGATGGCTCGTGGATAACGAGGTGGACGACCTCACGGTGACCATGTTTGTCCCGTTCCCCGGCTCCGACGTTTACGCGCACCCCGAAAAGTACGACATCCAATTCTTTTTGGACTACGAGAGCAAGCCATTGCCGTTTCGTGGTGGCGCGGGGCTTGCGCTGCCGCATACCACCCGGACGGCGGCGCTATCGGCGGAGGAATTGTCGGAGATGCCGGAACGGCTTGAGGCCGAGGGGAGGCGCGAGCTTCGCGTGATGCAGACGTACCAAGGGGCGGCGGCGTGAGCGGCTACGTTACAACCCAGCGCCTCCAGTTGAGAGGCGTCACGCTTGCCCAAGGCGACCCGATCCCGGCAACGTGGCCAGCGAATCTGATAGGCCGACTCGTGCAGCACCGGCTGGTGTGTCCGGCCCCCATGTGGGCTTCCGGCGATGCCCGCGACGTTGCCGGAGTGGCCGTAGTTGTTCTGAGCCGGTACCCCGACATCTTCTATCCACTGAGGGACCAACTGAACCACTGGGAGCCGGGGGTTCGGAAGATTCTCGTGACGAGCGGCAATGAAGCCTTCGAGGCTCCGGGATGGGAGATTATCCAAGGCCCGGAGCCCTTCATCTTCGGTCGCAATGCCAACGTGGGCATACGCGCGGCGGCAATGAATGACGTTCTGCTGATGAACGATGACGCGCGGATCTCGGAGCCGATTGTACGAGTGCTTCAGGGGGTTGCCCAGAGGCACCCACAGGCGGGGATATTGGCCCCGCAGGTCAATGGCGGATG